CGAGCATTCTCGAGCGGTAATCACGTTGCCTAGATCGATCGTTGCCGATTCAAGGCAAATGTTCGTCGACGCCCAAGACGTAGCACCGCCTGCAACGCGAAGCGGTAGCGTGTTGACGTAGTTGATCGAACTTGGAATCGCCGCGTCTGCTTCGTCGTCATAGACCCCTTGGAAGTCGAATTCAACTCGGCCCATTCTCCCGGTAGGCAAGACAAATCGAGCATTGCCGACTGCTCCATAAATACGTCGCCGTACCCCATCGAAGAATCCCGCGATCGTGAGGGTCTTTACGCTGCTCCCCGATGCCGGAACTTCGGTTTTAGGAAAGTAGGTGGCCGTCGAAAGCACAACGCCGCAAGCCGGAAGAAACGTGCTGGCCCATGCCGGAACTGCCGATCCGTCGTAGGCCAAGTCAACCGAGAAGGTAGCCCGGCCAATTCTGGCCCCTGGAATCGAGGTTAAGCGACCGAAGCCGCCTTGCCCTTGCCTTTCTTCAAAAGGAAACTCCGGGTTAATCACAAGGTCGTAGGCATTGACGGTGCAATCCGCTGCCGCGATGGTTTCGGCTGTCCCTACGGTTGATTCGATCTTTGCACCCAAAACGGTCTTTTTACGTAGTAGCATATTTGTCCCTTCCGAGTATGTCGTTTGCGTCCTGTTTGGCTTCTTTGAGCTTGCGAACCATTATCGATTTAGCTTGAGCCGCCCCGCGATCGAAGGCATCCTTGACGCCCTCGATCTTGGTTGCTTGCAAGTCTCTTAGTTTCTGGATTGGAAATCGAGCCCGACCGAGTCGCTTATAAATGTTCCTGCCTAGCTTCGGGATCTTCGGCCCGAAAGCCCCATCGAAGACCATTGCCGGAGTGCCTCGAACGAATTCAATCTCGACCCCTTCGACGGTTTGCCTAGCCTTAAACGCCCGAAGCGGTACGGTAAACGTGTCGTCGATTTTCAGAATCGATTCTTTGGCTAGTACGTTGTCGATTATCTTTTCGTCGACGCAAAAAGACCGAAGCTCCTCGACCCTTTCGACGGCCATTGCCGTGACGATTTCGCGCTGCGTTCGCCGCCTTGTTTCCTTGGTGGCTTCCTCGATGCGATTGCTAAAAGCCTTTTCCAGTCCGTCGGCGTAATTGATTACCCGCTCGGCTGCTAGCTTGGCTTTTTCTTCGTGTGCCTGAATGTCGATTATCATTGCCTTACCGCCTTACCGTCGGATCGTCTTCATCGACTCGATAGGTTACAATCAACTGCATGTTTGCCCCGTCGATACCGCCATCGGAGGTAAAGTTAATCTTGGTCCCGAAGGTAGCGAACAAGGCATTACCGTCGAAGGTATGCCAGGAACTAGCCGGGTTACAGATGCACTTGCGAACATCTGAGCCGAATTGATTTAGCAGTGTGTCGATTGCGTCTTGGCTTCGCTCCGAAGGCATCAAAACCAGTCGGATATTGAACTGCTGCGCCAAGGCAACTGCCGGAGGATTGCCCGGACAGGATAACTCAGGGACTTCGTTTTGGACGCCCTGGGTTATGATAATCTGGCGATCGATCGGCGTGTAGTTAGCAAATCGAGTAGGTCGCTTTACCTCTTGAACGTCGGTTGGGTACGTAGTCGAATCACCCACCATAGCCGATAGCCTGGATTCCAATTCGACCGCGATTAACTCAATGATTGCTAGCGACACTCTAAAACCAACATCCCTTCATCGTGCTCAACAAGCCGAACAATAGATCGCCGCTCAACCGGCTCGCCAACTCGGGGGGATAGCCCAATTTGATCCCCGCCGAGGTCCAATTCGTTGCTCGCGATACCTTCGGCCTCATCGTTCGGAGCCCTGACCCTAAAAAGCGGAGTTACTAGGTCAGAGGCTTCCGGTAGCTGCAAAGAATCCTCTCGCTCGACTACCGCGTTGATCTTCCTCGATCGACCGTTCCTTTTGTAGTAAACGACCGGCTCTGCGAAGTCTTGCGGGTTGGCGAAAACGTTCTTGGCGTCCTCGATGATGGTATCGTGCAAGCTCATCGATTAGGCTCGCTTGCAAGTCACCTTGAAGTAGTCGACAACAACCGAATCGACGTTGGCACTAGACGATTTTTGCAATTGAACAAGCGGTTGCAATCCAGAGGAGTAGCCGCTCATGTCGAAGGTCGTTGTCGCGCCGACTCGTTGGCCGTCGATGTAGAACTTGACATCGCTTTTGCCGCCCGTGAAGTCAATCACAAATTCCTTGTACGTGGTCCCAAGGGTCACGCCGCTGGATATGTCATCGTTGTCTCGTACCCCGTCGTCGGTTTCGAGATAGACAAGCGTTGTGCTGCTCGCCCCTTCCATGCGAAACCAAGCATTGGCCGCTACGTCGTTGGCGGTGTCGTTTCGAGCCGAGCCAAGACCGAAGCAAAGGATCGAACCGCTGGTAAAGGTAGCTGCCCCGATCTTTACCCGCATCTCAAGACGTTGAATCAGGTCGATGTCGAAGTCCAATGCATCGTTGAAATGCAAACAAACGTTCTCGACTTCGCTTGTGGATGCAAGCGTTAGGGTAGCTTCGCTCGTACCTTTCGAATAGGTCGGAGCCCCGGAGGATGATGTATCATCAACAAGCCAAGCGGTAGCTGGGTCTGCCGAAGTCGGAAACGTTGCTACCGCCCCGTTGAAGTCATCGTAAAAAATTTGAAAGTCACGCATGTCGCCCATGTTCTTATATTCCTGTTTTGTGAATTTTGTTGCCGTCCCAAAAAGCCCCCAAGCAATTGCCCAGAGGCTAGATTTCAATCGACACTACGCACGATTAGCGAAGATGCCGCGATGCTCGATTACCGCCGCTGCGAACGATTGTCGAACGGTGTAGATGTACGAATCGTTTCGGATGTTGTAATCGCTTTCGAGCACTGGCGATTCTTCGCCACTCAAGAAGCTGATTTCAACCGTGTCAATCAGGCTGTTATCGGCGATTGCGTACCAGTTGGTCGCACTGTTGGCATCCAAATATGGACTTGCAACAACCCGCAACTGCCGAGCACCGCCGCGACCGTAAAGGTTCGAGACGCCGCTATTCTTTTCGCTCTCGATCGATGCCGTCGAATTAACAAGCTCCAATGCTGTCCCTGCGTAGGCCAAAGGCACCAAGAGGATCGACGGGGTAAGCCCGAGGAACACATCGCTGTTGAGACCCTTCTGCTTGCCCATAACCTCAAAGGCTTTGTCGAGGGTCGTCTTGCTTGGAGCCGCTGCACCGCCCGAAAGGTTAGTTCCGGATGCGTGCGAGGCCGAGAAAAGAGCCACGCCGTCGGGCATTGTCGGGTTCGACAGGAATACGTCGTAGATCGCTTTTTCTTGCGTCCTACGAGCCGCTGAGCCGTGCATCGCTGGGATGCGGGAAAGTGCGTCTAGGTCGTCATTGATAACGGTCTCCCAAGTGACGGTAAATTCCTTGCCGTACTTCTCGACCTTGTACGACTTGCGTTGATCGACAACCTTGCCCTCTGGGTAGGGTTTCCCTTCGGGGATCACTTCGAGGTTTGGCGATTCGCCCAAACTGATTCGGTTGATGTTTTTAAAGTCATCAACGCTTTGAGCTTGCCTTACCCATTGGTCCCAAGTGTATGGGGCCTCGACGTAAGACGCCGTGAGGGTCTTGCTAGCCGCATCCAAAAGCAGACTCGAAAACGATCCGCTGGTGTGGTAAACGTCGGACGATCGACGGATATTCAGTCGGCCAACAATCCCCGGGTGGCCCATCGCAATGCGAACGATATCGCCTTTGTTGTGGTGCTCTGGGTTGACGCCCATTCGCCGGACGCAAGCCTCGGCAAGCCGATAAAGCCCAAGGTTTCGGAAGTGCTCCGCGCCTTGAACGTCTGGGGCCTTTTGATGCTTGATCTGGCCTTGCCAGCATCGCTGAACCAATCCCGCCGAAGCCTGAGCCATGAATTTATCATGCTCGCTTTCGGTCACGCTGAAACTGGAGCCCTCGACGGCCCCGCCTAGTGGTTGAGAAGCCATCTTTCGGATAATCCTTTCTTGAGCGATTTCAACAGTCACGGATGGATCGTCAACCAATGCGTCTGCGAAACTTCGCTCAAGCTTCGCAAGCGTACAGTGAGCAACGATTGTTTTGCGTCGGTCGTCGTGGGCCTTGATCTGGCGTGCAACTTCGGCCTCGACTTTCTTCTCTGTGTCTTCGGTTGGTGGAGTCTCGGCCCGCATAGCCTCTTCGGGCTCTTTTTCCATGCCTGCCATCGATTCGACTTGCCCCATCGGAGCCGCGTCAGAACCGGCTTGCCCCGC